TTCAACAACTCAAGAAGTTTACACTTCTTCCTAGCAGTTTTCCCTGTAGTCTGTGTATGGTTAACCTCAATGGGTATCTGTACAATGGCATTCAACCTTAACGGTTTCAACTTCAACCAATCAGTTGTAGATGCTAACGGTAAGATTGTTCCTACATGGGGCGACGTTCTTAACAGAGCAAACCTAGGTATGGAAGTTATGCATGAAAGAAATGCTCACAACTTCCCACTTGACCTTGCTTCAGCAGAGTCAACAACAGTTGCTTTAACAGCACCTTCAATCGGTTAATTTATAACCCACAATAAAATAAAGGCACCTTCGGGTGCCTTTTTCATAGGAGAAATTATGGTAGCATCTACCTTACAAGCACCCACTAGGGGTTGGTTTGATGTTCTTGACGACTGGTTAAAGAGAGACCGTTTCGTATTCATCGGATGGTCTGGTCTTTTACTTCTACCTTGTGCTTACCTTTCTATCGGAGGTTGGTTCCTTGGAACTACATTCGTTACCTCATGGTATACACATGGTGTTGCTTCCTCATACCTTGAGGGATGTAACTTCCTAACAGCAGCAGTCTCTACACCTGGCGACGCTATGGGTCACAGTCTTCTGTTCCTTTGGGGACCTGAAGCACAGGGTTCATTCGTACGTTGGTTACAACTCGGAGGACTATGGAACTTTGTAGCATTACATGGAGTCTTCGGACTTATAGGTTTCATGCTCCGTCAGTTTGAGATAGCAGGACTTGTAGGCATCAGACCTTACAACGCACTAGCATTCTCTGCTGTTATCGCAGTCTTCACTAGCATCTTCCTGATCTATCCACTAGGTCAGCACAGTTGGTTCTTCGCACCTTCATTTGGTGTCGCAGCAATCTTTCGTTATATCTTATTCATACAAGGTTTCCACAACATTACATTGAATCCATTTCACATGATGGGTGTTGCGGGTATCCTAGGAGGAGCACTATTATGTGCCATCCATGGAGCTACAGTACAAAACACATTGTATGAGGACACATCACAATACACTGAAGGTAAGATTCAATCTACAACTTTCAGAGCATTTGATCCTACACAGGAAGAAGAAACTTATAGTA